CGTGGTCGCGATCTGCGTCGTGTTGGTTGACGGGCCGGGCGTCGGCGCAGCAGGGATGCCGGTGAAGGTCGGCGAGTTGATCGGCGGGATCGCCGCCGAGCCCGACACGATGATGCGACCGTACTGGTCGACCTGAATGACCGGGGTCGAAGACGCGCTGCCGAACGTGCCTGAAGGGTCGACCGGAATGGGAAGCAGCGAGATCGTGCTGTCGCCCGCCAGCGGATCGGGGTTGAGCAGGATGCCCGGCCCCGCCGTGATCGCGCCCAGCACGCCGCTCTCAGCGAACTTGTCGGTCACCCACTTGGTTGACGCCAGTCGCTGCGTGTAGTCCGACAGCAGGAGCGGGTTCCTGAGTAGCGGGAACTCAAGCTCAGGCTCGTCGATGATGATCGGATCAGGGTAGTAGCCGGTCAGTTGGCCACCAGCCGGCCCCTTAATCTCAGCAAGGTTGATGTACTTGACCGGCTGCGTGGTGACCCACTGCACCGACGTTCCATCGTCGTAGTAAACGAAAAAGACGCCAATGGCGCTGTTCCACCAGAGATCGCCCGGCGTCGGTGAAGACGGAGCGGTCGCTGAGATGGTCAGCGTCGGCGTCAGTGTGACGTCGGTCATCGATCACCCCGTTAAATGGAAAGCAGGAGGCGAGCCTAACATCGATGTTAAGCTCGCCTCCAACCCCCGGAGTTAGGCCGGAGTGACGATCGCCTGCGCCAGCGCGATGCCGTCGATCACCTTGTAGCCGTACACCTGCAGCCCACGCAGGATCTGGCCGAAGGTGTGTTCGGACCGCAGGGTCTCCACCTTCGAGACTTGCGACGCAAACGTCAGAGCATGCGGATGTCCGGCGTAGAACACCCACTCACCCGAAGCCAACGCCGGCGGTCCCGTGACGGGGCCCTTCGGCAGGAGGTTGGACACGTAGATCGTGAAGCGATCCACCTGTCCGAGGCGGCCGTTGCGCAGCATCGAGGTCTGGTCACCCGACAGGTACGCCTGACGGAGTTCCGACTGCTTGATGAGCGTCGAGGCCCAGGTCGGGATGATGACCCAGCGTCCCTCCTCGGGGACGTTCTGTTCATCGAGCGCCTGACCCATGCGCAGCAGCACGTCGAGCACCGACACGTCGCCGCCGCCAGTCGCCGCCGCCACGGAGAGCGGGGTACCGGTGACACCGAGGTTGATGTTCGCCGAGATGACGCCGGCCGTGAGACCGCGGTTGGCCGCGTTCGCCTGACCCAGGATGCCGAGCAGCACGTCGCTGTCGATCTTGATCTTCATCTGCTGGGCAGCATCGTCCGACCACATGCCGAGCAGGTTGAGGTCGGCCTGCACCTCCATCACGTCGTCGAGGATGGTGGCGAAGTATTTGCCCTTGTTGATCAGCAGATCGATGATGTTGGAGCTCGGGCGCTCCACGACGATGCCGCCGTCGGCGAGATAGTCGTTGATGGTGATCGTGGGCTTGGTGCGAATGTGCACCGTGTCGCCCTGGTTCTTGATCTCGCCCTCGTAAGCGGTGTTCGAGATCGCCGCCAACACGGTGCTGGCGTAGAACTTTTCGAGCAGTTTGCCGGACCAAATCTCGGGGATGACGGTTCCCGAGTAGGCAGGCGAAGGCGTGAGCGAGCCGACGGGGTAGATTGCCGGGGTGGTGATTGAACTAGCGAGAGGATAAACGGCCATTGCAGGCTCCTACGCGACCACCCCGGCGCGTTTCTAACGGCCGATCATGGTCGCAGTGCGTGGGTTCACTTGGATGCGGCCTTCCCGCTGGGCTGCCATGAGGTCAGCCTCGGTAGCGGCGCGCTCCGCTTCTCGACCGCGGAACTTGCCGGACGCCACGTCCTGATAGAACGAGGCAATGCCTTCGGCCGTCCACGTCGACTTGCCTGCGGGGGGTGTGACCGCCGCACGGGCCCTGCCTGGAGCCGCCAGCTGCTCGAGTGTCACGCGAGGCGCTGCCTGATGCTGGCCGTTTGGAGCAGGCTGCCCGGGCGATTGCGCGGGCGGGGCGTGTCCACCGGTACCAGCCAGCGCGCGCTGGCGGGCCTCTGCAGCTGCCGGGTCGGTGGCAGCCTCCTCTGCTAGGAACCCCTCGAAGAACTTGGCTACGCGGTTGCTGTCACCTGCGTACCACGCCCTCTGAAGAAGCTCCTGCCGGTTGAGGCCAGAGTAAACATCAGGCCGCTGCGTCCAGTCAATAAACTTCTGATCACGGTTGATGTCGCCCCAGCCCGGCACCATGGCGTCCATCGAGGAGTGCATGCGGTTGAGGAACTGACGCTCGGTCTCCTTGGCAGTCGCCTGCGCCTGACCTTCGACTTGACCGACCTTGGTGGCGATCGGGGCGATCATCGGCATGACCGTCTCGGCCGCGACGCGGCGCATGACGTCGATCAGGTCGCCGCCGTACTCCTGCACCTCCTGCTCGCTCACGAGCCTCGGCGGGTTTTTCGGGTCGAAGTTCTCACCCGGGAGCGGCCGGCGCGTGGCTGTCGCAAGCTGCTCGGCTTGCTCACGGATGCGCGCCTCGAACTGCGTCTGGGTTTCACCCCAGCGCCGCGTGTCGCTTTCGTAGCGGCCCTTGAGCGCCTTGAACCGGTTTTCCCAATTGACGGTGCCGTCGGGGTTGAGGTCTTCAGCGGCAGGCTCAGGAGCCGGGGGAGCAGGGTTGGCCGATACAGCTGGCGTAGGAGCCGGCTGCGGCTGGACGCCGCCATTCGCTGTAGCAGCCTCTGCAGCGACACGCGCCGCTTCGGCGGCGGCGGCCGGGTCGTAGTGCGCTTGGTGCGCCGTCGCGGCGCGAGCTTGAGCGGCAACAACATGGGGCGGCATCTTCACGTTGGGGTCGAACCCGCCGGGCGGCATCTGCTGGTGCCCGTGCGGATGGGGAACGGTCTCAGGGGCTTGGGCCATTGTTCGTCCTCTGCTGGTATTGGGCGCGGAGCTCTGTGCATTCCGCGAGGTGTTTGCGCAGGGAGGTCAGGATTTTGACGCCGCCCTGCGCGCGGAAGATCTCGTGCGGCTGGTCGCCCGAGATCATCTCGGCGATGGTCGTCGCCTCGTACGCCCGAATAGCGTTGACCAATGCCAAGAACTGGTTGGGTGCAGCGGCCTTCAAGTCGGCGGCCGCCATCACGATCTCTGTCAGCGGCGGTAATTTGGCCATGGGCTCACTTCGGTTTGGCCGACGCCCCGCTCTCGCCCATGTCGATGATGTCTTGGTAGGCGGTAGGAGCGTTCGCGCCGCTCGGTGTCAACTTCGCATAGTTTCCAATGGACCGCTGCCACGGATTGCCGCCGGTCAGCTGGGCCATGGCGTGACGCCCCGGCAGCAGTTCTTCCCGACCGCCCTTGCCGTGGTGCTGGATCAGCCGCCCGGTGCCAGGGTTGATCTTCTTCGGGCCGAACTTGCCACCGGTCGCCATCAGCGTCCCCTCTTGGAATTTCCTTTGAACGGCGGGGCCATCTTGATGCCCTTGCCGATCTGCGTCGGCTTGGTCGCGTTCATTGGGTCCTTCGGTCCCTTGATCGAGCCGAGGTCGAACGGTTTCTTGGGCGCGGCTCCGGTCTCGTTGCCGCCCGGCCTGAGCGCCCGCGACATGAACTGCGGGCCGCCCTTGTTGGGTACTCTCGCCATCGTAACCTCCGAGGTTAGGGCGCGCTGTGGCCGCCTCGCGCCGGCAGCGAGCCCCGGTTGCCGAACATGCTTCCCTTGCCGCCTTCGGCGAACTTGGCATCGCCGCCCGCCTTGGTCGGACCCGAGGTGCCCGGCTTTTGCGTACCGGCATAGTCGGCGTTCGTCGTAGCTGTCGAGTAGAAACCCGCGCCCGACGGCCCGGCCTTGACCTTCTGGTCGCTGCCCAGCGTGTCCGAGCCCTCCTGCGAGCTCACGCCCGGCTTCTGCTGCGCCGTGCCGCGTGCGCCGTGCATGGCATGGCTGCCACCCAGCTTGCCCCAGTTGCCGCTCTTGATCTTGTTGTCGACCATCATGCCCTCCTAGTTGCCTCGTGGACGTTGAATGAACGTGGCAGTCCGCGGCGCCTGGGCCTTGGTGCTGTCCTCGCCCGGTTTACCCTGCTGCTGGGGGGTACCGCCACCCCCAGCGCCCGGGGGCCGGTCGCGCTGACCGTCGCCCGGAGCGCCGCCCTCGGGCGGGTCCTGGCTGTGGCCCGCCTTGCCCGCCATCTCGGCGTTGGCCTGCGCCTGCGCCTGCTGCTGAGCAAGCTCGTCGTCGCTCGGCACGATCTCGTCGCCCGGCATGCCGATGGTGTGGCTGACGTTGCGCAGCACGGCGGCGCGCCCCTTCGGCCCCATGATGGCGGCATCGATCGGGTTGGCGGTCAGCTGCAGGAACTCCAGCTGGCGAGCCCGCATCGTCTCGCGCTGCATGGCGACGGCAACGCCCTTCGGCGTCACGCTCTCGGTGCCTTCGAGCATGCCGGTGTTGTCGGTCAGCAGCACGAGGTCCATCAGGTTGGTCAGGCACGGATCGAAAATGTCTCGATCAATGTTAGCGCAAACCGTCTGGAGAATTTTCGACGCGTTGCCCATGAGCATCGCAAGACCCGACGCCGTGCGACCAGCACCTCCACCCGGCGAGTTGCCCGATAGGTAGCGAGGGATCGCCGACACGTCGTCGCTAAGATCGTAGATCGCCTTGAAGACGGTGAGCAGTTCATTGGCGTTGCTCTGCGGCTGGAAGAATTCGACCGGCTTCTCGTTGCTGGTCGTCATCAGGGGGTTGGTGACGTGCCAGCGCTTCCACGGGTAGAGCTCGTCGCCGCTGTCGAGGCCAGCGAGGCGGTCGTCGTTAACGACAACCTGCGGGCCCGACGAGATCGACAGGTTGTTGACCAGCCCCCGCAAGGACGCGTTGCAGACCTCTTGGAGGTCGCTGATCTGGTCGGGGATCGCGTTGCCGAGCGGCGTGCCCGGGACCTTCTCCCAGCTGGTGATGTAGTACTTGTGGCGGCGGCGCGGGCTGATGCCCAGCTGGACCTTGATCAGGTAGGGGCCGATCATCCACGCCTCGATGGCGTAGTCGCGGATCGGGTCCGGAATATCCTCTTGACGGAAGCCGTAGTCGAGCAACATCCTGCCCTGAACATTTCCAGTGTACTGGAGGCAGGAGATCATATGGGACTGATTAAACCATGGGTCCTCGCGGCTCTCGAGCATTGCGCGCGGACCTTCCGCCATATCCCAGTCCATCGACAGCCCACCGCGGCCGTAATTATCCAGCACGGCCCGGATGGCTGCATGGTCGTAGCCTTCGACATCGAGCAGGTCGTTAAGGTCGTTTCGTGTAAGCCGTGTACGCTCTACGATCGCAGCGTCTTCAATGTCTGCCGCTCCCGGGCTCCAATAGACGTCAAATGGAGACACGCGCTCCCACCAGAGCTTCGGTTTGCGCCGCATGACGGGTCGCCCGGTCGACCAATCGACCTCGAACACCATCCGGACGGTTGGTCCCTTCATCACCGCG